GAGCATCGCCGTCATAGGTAGCGGTCGCAAGGTCGCCCGCTGCACTCTCAGCCTTTCCTACAAAGTCCGCAGAAAGCATTACATATTCTCCGACATTAGCGGTCATGCTAAGACGAGAGCCTACCATACCTGTGTATGTATGCTCTTTTTCTTCCCGACCTACTCTAATAGTATAAGAATTGTATGCGTGGGAACTTGTTGAAGGCTCATCGAATGAGTGTGTATTGGCTACGCCGCTTGATGTTCCGTAAGCGGTTACAGGGAAGAAAGCCGCAAGAACATTACCTAAGAAATCATCCACTTGCACGGCCATATTAAATCCGCCTTCTGAGTATTCTGTTCCGGTTACGCTCTTTGAAGCGATAGCGCGGCTCATATCTTGCCTCGTTAGTAAGTCATAATTATGTTGGAAAGATTCGTCATCAACCTCTCCAAATTTTTCACCGTTACTTGTTCCGGCGGTCGGCTCATCTCCGTAACCACTACTACCGGAAGTTCCTTCTTTTTGTATTGAAACATATCTGTTTAAGAACTCGACCATAGTTTGCACCTCTATGTGGTTGTTTTAGGCACAGGTTGTCCTATAAACATTATCATCGGTGTCGCATATCAATCCTACGCATATATGTGAGCGTGAGAACATGAACGCAAACCACTTCGTCATTATCCATTTTCGGGTCAAGGTCAGCAGAATAGTTTATAATACTATCGGTAGTGCCTTGCACTCCTGTTTGTGTATAGAGTTCATCGAATACTTCTCCCATAAGATTAAGTCCTTTGCGATAAGCATTCTCATAATTAGTTCCCTTTACGCTAACAAAAACCTTTACATCATAATTTTGTGTGATTTTTGCACCACCGAGCGATTCAAACTCCGGTGATACTAACTGTTCGACCAAAACATGAATACTTGGCGAGGCTATGCGGTTAAGCATCTGTGAAGATATATCATATCCATAAACAATAGATGAGTCATCAACCTGTGTTTTTAGGTATGGTCTATTTGCATTCTTGATTTGCTCGACAATACCCAAACCCATGCGAGCCAATGTATCTTGCGCGAAATCAGACACCAATAGTTCTTCGGGAGTAAATGCACCAAACTTGCTGTAATAAACAGATGCCCACTTTACATTACCCGTAGTGTTACCCCATCTAACAGTTTTACCGGACCCCGAACTACCGGTTACGCTTAAGAATGCGTCATTTGCGTCATCATCGTCAATAATTTCGTGTTTATATAGTTTGGCTGTGCCGTCTGCGGCAAGAGTTAATCTTAGCATAAGACTAACAGGCTCGTCTTCGGCCAGCGTTAGGTCAAGGTCTGTTAGTGTAGCGGTTGTAGCGCCTACGAGAGAAAGGCTTGTGTTTGTGCCTGTGGATTGAACCTCGACCCTGTGTGTGCCGTTATCTAACCTCATCAAGACTTCGCCGCTATTAGGCGCTGTAGTGTATTCTAAGCACGCAAATAGTGTGTAGGCATCTGTGGTAGGGGTAATACTCCAAGTGCCGTTAGTGATGACCCAATAACCACCGGAAGCACTACCACCGCTACCGGACCAACTGTCGTTAAATGTTCCCGTCAAAGCAGACGGGTCTGTGCCGTTCATTCGACTATTCCAATATTGAGTCTTTGTTGCTACCGCCATATTATGCCCCCTTGAACCTTCTCTTTGCTGGATTTCTAAGCACAGAAGATACTAAGAATGCCTCAAACGGCCCTGTGCCTTGTTCTGTTATTGCTATTAAGTCTGCGCCCCTACTACCTTCTGCTACACCATAAGCCTCAAACGATGCGAATTGGTTTCCTTGACTTAGTTTTTGGTTATAGTATAACCCATGTGCTACTCTTTCGTATAAATCACCGGAAGCCTCACCGCTTGGGTCTATATTACTTTTGAATGCTCTCGGCATATCGGATATTTCATCTGTTGTGTGGTGTAAAGCAACTTCTATTGCATCAGTCATAGCCTCTTGCATTAGAGCGCGAACCTCTTGGTTTATATGGTCGTTCATCCCTTTATAAGCGGATTTATCAAAGTAAGCATTAAATTGTAAAGGAGATTGTGATTTTCTTACATTAAGTGCGTTGCGACCTGTATGACTAATAGTTGTTTGCTCATAGGCTTCTATATTTTCTATTTCTGTTCTGACTTCGTTTTCTAAGTCATCAATTTCTTTAGCGGCATTTCTTCTAAAAGTTTCAACTGCGCCAATGCGAGGAAAACCCGGATGTTGAAATGTTGCTAACTTAGACATCTTTTCACCTAATCCACACTACCCAAGTGAGCCAACCTTTTTAGGTTCATCTCGCCTCGTTCTCTCAATGCTGTTCCACGCAACGAGCCTTCGGGTCCTGTGGTCTGAAATAGGCTTTCATCCTCAAGATAATATGATGCCGCAAGGTCCGCGCATATCTCTCTTAATACATGGGCGAACTCGCCCTCTTGAACTGCTACATCATCAGCGTGGTCGAAAGAAAGACCGCTGACCCCTGTAAGGGTATTAGTTGATTTGCCGGTCCATTTGAAAGAATCGCCATCCACATTACCATTACCCGCAGAACTAAATCCTGTGCCGCTGGTAAGAACAATAGAAGTAGCACCTGCTACTACTGCACCGTCAAGTGTAGTATCTTTAATACTCTTGCTCGGAACATCTCGCCCGTAATCACGGAATGTTTGGTCTATGTCTATGGTTGAACGGCGTATTGCGCTGGTAAGTTTTGTGTTAGCACGGGTGCGTTGTGCGCTATCAAGGCCCAATCGAGAGCCAACATCAGATATAGAACAATAGTAAGTCAATTATAAACACCGCCGTAAATCCAAACGCTAATAGCCAAAGCATTCGCTTCTGTGTCTTGTTATAAGCAGCGAGTGTCTTTTCAACATTTGTAATGCGTTTTACCACATCACGACACCATGCGTTCCATTGTTGCTCATTCATACTATCACATCTGAGTTGAGATACCCATAGCACCTGCGACAATAGCAATTAAGGCTAAAGTAATCTTTTGGGTGTTAGACATATATGATGCGATAAGACCATTAGTTACCTCTAATTCGGTAGCAACTTGAGCCAAACCGGTTTTCATATCCATGTTAGACTGAACCAATTGTTCGATGAGTCTTTCATGTCTTTTTGCCGTTTCTTCTAAATTATCTAATCTTAAATCTATTACATTATCATTCAACATCTTCACCCATGCTTGCTTCAAGTCGGGCTATTAGGTCGGCCTTTTTGCCCGATACGGCAAGGCCCTTTTCCTTTAGCATAGCCCTCAGTTCAGCAACATTTCGGGATTCCAATGTATCTTCGATAGTCTTTAATTCCGCCTTCGCTTCTCCAACCTTCTCTTTGACTTCATCCATAGAATCAATGATTTCGTCAAGGCTTATCTTACCATCAGCATTCAATGTCTGATACTTTTTGTAAGCCCATACCGCAATACCCACAAGGGCTAATCCGGCAACCAAAATCACTTCTATGTCGTCAAGGAGAGAAGAAGATTCGCTTACGCAATCTATACAATCCTCGATTATTGTTGTGTTATTTCCCTGCATTTTATTCACCTGTTCTATCGTAAATTATCTGCGTTACGGCTGAGAGCGGGATTACGCTAAATGGTTTGGCGGACCCTACCCTGTATATCTTGTAGCCGTGAGGTGTTTCTTCAATGTTTACATTGGTATATGACTTTTCCGGTGGCCTATACACAATTTTACCCTTGCGAAGCACCCTGTCTTCGGCAGACATATTATTCGATTCATCGTAGGATATTTAAGTAGTGGGTATCAATATACCGACATTTTTAAGTTCTTCAAACTGTTCTAACATTTCTTCCCACTCGACAATATCGCATATTACCTGCGAATAAGAATCGCCTATTTCGTATGCGTGATAGGTTGCATTAGATACCCATATTTTGTAGCCTTCAAGGCTGTTTAGAGATACTTCGACATAGATTCTATGTCCTTCTTCGTCATGTATTTTTTCGACAACATTACCTTGAACTTCCCTGCACTCAAAGGGATTTACTATTCCGCTATCGGGATAAGGTGGGATATACGGGGCGGCTATAATTATACCCAATATAACAGCCACCAACACACCGGCCCTATCGTCATACCCCATAGTCATTAGGGGTATAAGCCGTTAGTTAAATCATCGCCAGCGTGGGCCTTCAAACCATGCTACGAGGCTTGTTCTTGAGCCCGAAGTAATAGGAGATACGCCATGTTCTAAATATGACGGGAAGCAGATAATAGACCCGCGCTTTATCAAACTATCGGGGTCGGGATTCTGTGTGTGTGCAAACGATAATAAACCACCTTCGTAATCATCGGGGTCGGTCAGTTGCACGACAATACTCAACTTTCTGTGCTTGCCGTCTTGCCTGTTCCAATCTATATCGTGGTGCATTCCGTAGTGGTGTCCTACATCTGCATACTCGGTAAATTGTAGCGGCGGTAATTCTGTAAGAGTAAGACCGAATTGTTTGTTAGCATCCATAGCAACTTTCATTAAAAAGTCGTGCATCTCGGAGTATGGGCCAACATTAGGAAGCCACCTAATATCTGTTTTGCGGTGAGCATCAGACTCACCTTCGCCTGTTCTGAATGTTTTGGCCTCTTGCTTTGGTGCTTCTCGGCCTAATTCAATCCAACGCTCGCAATCTTCTTCGCTAAGGACTCCTTCGTATAATAACCAATTTGGGTGTTCCATCATGTGTAATACAGCCCATCAAGTATATTTAATGGGTTTTATCAATTCGTAAAATCATATCTTAAATATAAATCAGCAGTAGTGCTACCATCTGAATTAGTAGCCGTTCCGGTTAATTTGTAAATAACCCTACTCCCGTTTTGCGGCCAAACAGTTCTTCCGGCCTTATCTGTTCCCGGATGTATTTCAAACCTAATACCAACACCGCTACTTGTTCCATCTTGGCCGCCACCACCTGCACCAGCAACATTAGTAGTTGGTTGGCCGCCACCGCCAAAATCAACAGTTGTATAAACAGAACCACTCCACGAATAAGATGTAGCCCCTGTTGCTCTTAAATAGGCATAAGCATCCATTCTAATCAAACCGTCATCTTCAAAATCGCCCAAATCACCCGAACTTATATCTTTTTGAAATTGCGTTCCAAAGGATTCGCTCGTTGCAGAAGTCCAATCAGAATACTCAACAGTCATTATATCTTGCCCTGTATCAGCAATAGAAAAAGCATTATTTTGCCCGCTACTTGCGTTTTCCGCAATAGACACATCTGTTGGCCCTGCCGCTTGGTTTGCTTGTTGAGCAACAACACCTACTGTGCCTATGAAACTCATGCGCCCACCTGCACCCAATAAGACGCACCTGCGGCTTCACCTGTGCAAACATAAGATGTCGCATCATTATCTGCTACTGCCGCATTAGAAGCCCAACCAATATTCATAACTCCATTTGTATTTAATCCTACTGTCGCATCTGAACTTGTATTATTGAATATAGTAAATTGAGTTCCGGCTGCACAACCATCTGGTAAAGTTAGTGTTCCGCTTGTCCAATAAACATAAGAACCACTTTGTGCTTGAGTAAGAGTTGTATTACTTGATACTGTTATAACATCTGCTAAATGATTAAATGATACATTACCGTTAGAATCTCCGGTTATCCATGTAGGCGAACCATCACCGGATGCAATAACTAATTGGTCGCTATCTGTTGCAGAAGGCGCATCAGCACCGCCGATAATAACATTGTTTGAACCTGTTGTGATGTTATCTCCGGCTTGGTAGCCTATTGTGATATTCTTATCAGCAGTTGTTATTAAATCTCCCGCCCCATCTCCTATACCTATGTTATAATCACCTTCTGTTACATCATTTAATGCAACATTACCAACAGCAACATTGTTTCCACCTGTCGTAATGTTATACAAAGTCGAACCGCCAATTGCTATGTTTGTGGAAGCAGTAGTCAGCGCGTTTCCATACAAAGCATACGAGCCTATCGCTATATTATTGTTAGAACTTGAAGTCGTGTTGCTATTTCCTTTACCGGCACTTTGCCCAATATATGTGTTATTTTGTCCGGGCGTATATTGCCCTGCTTGCCCCCCAACAATTGTTGAAAAAGCCCCTACTCCTGTGGAATAACCGGCCTGTGCGCCAACAATAGTAATCCATGTTTGACCTGTAGTTGATGTTCCCCTCAAACCGGCATTATGCCCAACAAATGTATTCATTTGAGCATCAACAGTTGTATTTGTATGGAACTTACCTGCGCTGGTTCCGATATATACACTTTGACTACCGACTGCATCTTTACCTGCGCTATGTCCTATCGCTACTGTATTACTTGTGGTTGTTGGATTAACTACTGCATCTTTTCCAATAAATACATTATCGTGTTCGTTTCCTGTTATTGCCGAACCCGCACCATACCCAATCATTACACTTTCCCTACCACTCGTCATAGCATCTCCGGCAGTATTACCAATAACTACATTCTTTGTTCCGCTTGTTAATGTGGAAAATACATCTTTACCAAGACCGATATTATCGCTTGCGCTACTTAGCGTTCCTGTTGTTGGGGCTGAACCATTACTGTCTGTTTGAAGTAAGAATCCGTCTGTGAAATTAGTAGCATCAACCATTACATCATCTAAGCCACCAATAGCACCTGTGCCGCCACTTGGTCCTGTCGGTCCATCCGGCCCTGTAGGTCCTGTCGGCCCTGTAGGTCCGGTTGGTCCTGTGCTTCCCGGTGGTCCGGTCGGGCCTGTAGCACCTTGAGGAATACTAAAGGCGAATACTTTAGCGGTATCTGGACCGGAAGCCGTTACACCAATTGGGCCTGTAGTAGCCGTTGGAGTGCCGAATCCAGCCGCCGCACCATCGCTACCGTCTGAACCATCACTACCAGCAGGTCCGGGTGGGCCGGTAGGGCCTGT